GGAGTTGGTTGAGAAAGCACTCGATGTTTACAGTAATGGACTGCTAACTAGAGTAAATCTTCCAGGAGTTGATCTCATTGGTCCAAATGGGACAACTTATGAGTCTAAGGTTACTCAGCTTAAGAACAAATCACAGATTGCTGTTAGGTCTTTGATTCTAAAAAATCGTCGTCAAGCAGGAGAATATGATGACAAACTTGCTGATTATTTCATGATCACTGATGTGAAAAAAGGTAAGGCATGTTGCATTCCATCATCTAAACTCTATAAAATTAAGGATAATGGAGCATGTGTGACTGCAAGTGCTGATCCTGAACCTTCCGATTTCTTCCTCACTGGTTACAATCTAATGGAAGAAAGAGAAGAAACCAGAGATTATTTTTCAGAGTCAGATGATTTTGATTTATCTTTTATAAATTCTATTTGATGATTGATATGACTACAAGTTCTTTGAAAACTCCTCTCCGATATCCCGGAGGGAAGTCTCGTGCTTGTAAGAAAATGGATCCTTTTTTTCCGGATCTTAGTGAGTATGATGAGTACCGAGAACCTTTCTTAGGTGGTGGAAGTGTAGCTATATACATTACTCAGAAGTATCCAGATATAAAAGTATGGGTAAATGATTTATATGAACCTTTATATAATTTTTGGGTAGTTCTCCAAGAAAATGGAGATGATCTTTATGAGGAACTAAGATCTCAAAAATCTTCCCATCCAGATCCAGTTTATGGACCACAAGAAAAAGATTATCAAATTCCAGCAAAGAATTTGTTTTTAAAATCGAAGGAGTTAGTAAATGACCCTACCATATCCAATCTACATCGCGCTTGTGCTTTCTACATTATCAATAAGTGCTCTTTTTCTGGTCTCACTGAGTCCTCCTCGTTCAGTAAACAAGCAAGTGTCTCCAACTTCTCAATGCGAGGAATTGAGAAACTTAGAGAATATTCAAAGTTGATTGTCAATTGGAAAATTACTAATCTTAGTTATGAACAACTACTCATTGACAACAATGACTCCTTTACCTACCTTGATCCGCCCTACGAAATTGGATCTAATTTATATGGGAAACGAGGGAGCATGCATAGCGGGTTCGACCACGATGATTTTGCTTCCTCTTGTTCTATCTCTACTGGTCCTCAACTCATATCTTATAATTCGTCTCAACTTATTCGTGAGAGGTTTAAAGAATACCAGACAGGGGAGTTCGACCTCACATATACAATGAGGTCTGTGGGAGAGTACATGAGGGACCAAAAAGAACGTAAAGAACTTCTGCTTTTTAATTATGAACCAAACAAATCCAGAACTAAAAGATTGGTTACAATCGATCAATTTTACGAAAACTGACTTAAGTGAAAACATTAGCTCTTACCCTCCATATATTGTTAATCGTTGTCTGTCTGGGCACCTTGATTGCGTCATGTTTGCCAATGAAATGAATAAGTATTCATTTTTACCGAAAGATGTGCAATATTCTTTTTATCTAAATAGTTTGAGGAAAAGGAAGAGATTCTCTCCTTGGATCCGAAAGGATTCCATTCAAGACTTAGAATGTGTAAAAGAATACTATGGATATAGTAATGAGAAGGCATTTCAAGCGTTGAAGATCCTCACCAAAGAACAACTTAGTTATATCAAGAAAAAACTTGACATTGGAGGAATGAAATGACTGAACCAATATATGATTGGTCACAAGATAAGATGGTTGAAATCTTTCTCAGTGAACCTGATGACTTTTTGAAAGTCAGAGAGACCTTGACGCGAATTGGTGTTGCTTCAAGAAAAGAAAAGAAGTTGTATCAATCTTGCCATATCCTTCACAAGCAGGGAAGGTATTTTATTGTTCACTTTAAAGAACTCTTTGCTCTTGATGGTAAGAATACAAACCTTACTATTAACGATGTGCAAAGACGTAATAGAATCATTAAACTTATTTCTGATTGGGGTCTTGTTCAAGTATCAAGTGAAGATGCAATCGCTGATATTGCACCTTTAAATCAGATTAAAGTTTTATCTTATAGAGACAAACCAGATTGGGTATTGGAACAGAAATATAATATTGGGAAAAAAACCAAACCTCAGGAAGAAACTGAATAAATAGTTCTGAGTCTTTCGTGCAGACTCTACGAATGTCGGAAACCCGAAGACCTCCCTTGACTGGGGGGTCTTTTTTTGTTATAATATATAAGTTGAAAGGGAACCTTCACCTTGGAACTCTTTCAATGGTAAACCTGTAACCTTCTTATTGGAAGCAGACTAGTATTAAATTGAATCAAATGAACAACGAAGAGTTTGAACTGGATCAAATTAGAGATAAAAAAGGAAATCTCGTTCCATATGTAGATTATAAGAATTCTGGAATAATTAATTCTTATTGGATGGAATATAAAGAGTATTCTCAACTTGAAGAAATATTTTGTCAAAGGGATACTGAGGGGAGATTTAATAAAGCAAAAAAATACTTACAAGAACTTTTGCCTGAACATGCTGTTGTAACTGTTGGAGTTCTGAAAGAAGATGATGTAGTCAACGGTGTACAGTATAAAAAAGGAACTAAATTTAGAATTGATTCAAACACTAGAGCATTTACCTGGGCATCTGGTGCTTCTGATTTTATTCCAAAAGATGTTATGGTTATAGAGTTCTCATTTTCTAGTTTTACTAGACTGAAAAAGTGCTATGATACTTTTGATTCTATCAGTGCTACTGAAAAAAATCAGGAGAAGTTTTATGGAATCATAACTGGAATGTGTGGTTATCAACCCGTTTCTAAAAAAGTTAAAAAGGGGATTGTTGTAACTGCACTGAATTTTGCTAGCGTTTGTTACCAACCAGATGTTTATAACTCAAAGGCACCTGTTACCGAATCAATTCCTGGACAAACTTATTACTTCCTTGAGGAAATCAAAGCATTTGATAAATTGATTATCAAAGAAGGAAATTGGAATCAAACTTGGGTTGCTGCTGCTCTCATGTCGATGAAAAAGTATGGAACCACTAATGAAAGGTTGCAAGAAGGACTTCTTCGTCTTGATGGTAAAAAATCTGATACCATGTCTGATGATTGGGATGGTATGACTAAGATTATCGAAGAGTGGAAAAGTAATGATTTTCTTGGTGAAAAGGGCACAAGATTTTCGCAATTTGAAGATCAAGTATCATATTGTCTTTACTACATTGATAAGTGGATGGCTGCCACCATCGTTAAAAAAACTGGACCTAACTGGAAAGAAACTGCATCCAAGTATAAAGATCATACTTGTCAAAGTTTAAATCAGTTATACAAAGGGTCTTAACCGAATAAAAAACTACGGGGTTCACTACCCCATTTTTTTATGCTATAATATAAATATTCAGTTAAACAACTAAAAGTATCGTATTGTATAAATATTAAATAACAATACGGGACTTTTTACTTTGGATGTTTTCCTTTCCTTACTTATGTGGATTGGTGGCGTAACTTTAGTAAACAACAGTCAAGACTGCTTCAATGACAAAAACCTGATGGGTGAATACCTTGTTGGTAAAGATACAATTGTTCTCTGTGATGATAATATTGAACAGTCTAGACAATCAATGAAAAGAGTTTTAACTCACGAGTACATTCATTACATTTATGATCGAGATCAGAGACAAACCCCGATTCTTGGCGAAGATAATTTGAATAAACTTGTAAGGAGAATGGATTCAAGTGAAGTGATGTTTGTTTTGATGTCTGAAGACGAACACTCTGTAGATGAAGAATTTGAAGCAAGAATATTATCCGATCTTCCTTCAATATTATTATTTTTTCTTGATGTTTTTTTAATGATTTTTCACTGATTCATAGTTCAAAACTGCTTTGACTGGAGAATAAACCGAATAAAAAAATTACGGGGTTCACCACCCCGTTTTTTTATGCTATAATATAAATATTAATGGTTGCCTTCGGGGACCACAAAACACAAACTCGCTTAATTAAGGAGCTATCAAATGGGAGACCTAACGAGGTACAATGCTGCCAACATGAATCAGCTGTTGGAGCGCATAAATAGGAACAGTATTGGTATGGACGAGTATTTTGATCGTCTGTTTGCACTACACGAAACAACGACAAATTATCCGCCCTACAATTTGATTCAAGTCAGTGATACAGAATCACGGCTGGAATTAGCACTTGCTGGATTTAAAAAGGAACAAGTAAATGTCTACACGCAAGATGGAAAACTTTTCATTGAAGGACAACGAGAAGACGGAGAAACAGAAACCAAGTATGTCCATAGAGGAGTGGCTCAACGATCATTCACAAGATCTTGGACCATGGCAGAGGATACGGAAGTTAGATCAGTTAAATTTGAGGAGGGGCTTCTAACCATTGAGATGGGAAGAGTCATTCCTGAGCATCACATTCGTAAGGATTGGTTCTAATTAAACGAATAAATAGTTCTGAGTCTTTCGTGCAGACTCTACGAATGTCGGAAACCCGAAGACCTCCCTTGACTGGGGGGTCTTTTTTTGCTATGATTACTTTGAAACCAAATCTTCTATGAGAGATCTCTCCAACATTCCTCCCGGACAAACTCAATGCAGTGTCTGTGGAATATTGAAAGAAAATACTGAATTTACTTTTTACAAAGATCGACATACTGCAAATGGTTATCGCTTGATGACCAATACAAATTGTATTGATTGCCAAAAAGTTAGATCTAGGGAAAGGAGTGCGATTAAGAAAAAATTTAAAGATATTAAACCTCCTGAATTTGGAACTCCATGTGATTGCTGTAAAAAACCAGTTTATAGAAATTGGCAATTGGATCACTGTCATGATACTGGAGAGTTTCGTGGGTGGTTGTGTAAGCAATGCAATACTGGGTTAGGTAACCTTGGGGATAATTTGCAATCCCTTACTCTTGCTGTAGAATACTTAAAAAGATCAAAAGAAAATGCAAATCCCGGTCAACTCAATAATCTGCCAAAACAACGTATCATTCTTGAAAACTTTACCTGATGATTGTATTGATATGGTGGTAACTTCTCCACCATATGATAATTTAAGGGACTATAATGGGTATGAACTAGATCTTCATGGTCTTGGTGTGGAACTCCTTCGGGTTCTCAAAGACGGTGGTATATGTGTTGTTGTAATCCAAGATGCTACGAAAGATGGTGCAAAAACCCTAACTTCATTCAGGACTATTGTTGACTGGTGTGACAATGTTGGATTCCGTCTTTTTGAGTGTAATATTTATAATAGACAAGGAACTGAGGGGGCATGGTGGAAGAAAAGGTTCAGGGTTGATCATGAGTACATGCCAATCTTTATAAAAGGAAAAAGGCCCCAATACTTTGATAAGGAGAATATTAAGATTCCTTCTAAACATGCCAACAAAGTAATGACAGGTGCAAACATTAGAACAAAGAATGGAAGAACTGGTTCTAGAAAAGTGAAGATCAATCCCACAAAGTGCCCTGGAACTGTTATGACATTTGGTAATACATGTGGCGGTGAAAGTAAATTAAAAAGTCAGCACCCCGCAGTATTTCCAAATATGCTTGCTTATGACATGATTGAATGTTTTTGTCCTCCTGATGGAGTAGTTTTAGATCCTTTCAATGGCAGTGGAACTACTACACTTGCAGCAAAGTGTCTTGGTAGAAGTTATATTGGTATTGATATAAGTGAAGAATATAATCAAATTGCAATTCAAAGATTAAATACTGAAAAAATTAGTAGGAAGGTTGTTGAGATTAAGAAAGAAGTTGGTCCATTGGATAACTTCTTAGACAGTTAACATTTTTAATTTTTTGTGTTATATTATACTAAATAATATTGAATATCGTCGCCGCTGGGGGGCAACTGGCAAAATCCAGTTGACGCCCCCCTATTTTTTTGCTATACTGTGATTGACCTTGAATATACCAATGGAGAATCCAATAAAAATTATTCAGATGACCAACTGCGAGAGACTCATCAGTCAGATCGAAGAAATTGGTGCTGAAATTGGTGAACCTGACTGTAAGTTAGTTAAACCATATGAAATCCGGGCAGAAAATGCCCTTCATCCATGGATGAAAGAAGTAACAATGCAGGATACATTTATGATCAGTTCGGATAAGATCATTACACTTGCTGATCCAACCCCAACACTCCTTGAAAAATACCTACAAGAAACAAAGTAATTATGGCACTATCAAATTCAGTTGAAGATTCTCTCAAAGAAGCAGAACTCAATCTTCGCAATGCACTTGCATTCGCCGCTCGGCAAGAGCGTCCTATGGTATGTACTTGTATTGCAGAAATGATCTCAAAAATCGAAACAGTAAAATCCATGGATGGCATATTAGATAAAGTCGATTCCAGAAGTCCCGGAAGCAGTGGAATATTTGGACCATTTTTTGACCCAGATGAAGATTGATTTCTAACCATAGAATTATATTACTGGAGGAATTTCCTTGAAATTTTACACAAACGTTCAAATGATCGGGAATGAATTCCTCGTTCGTGGTGTCGAGAATGGTAGAAGGTTTCGCTCTAGAGATAGATTCAACCCAACTCTCTTCGTTAAGTCCAAAAAGAAAACAAAATACAAAACTTTAACAGGAGAGTGTGTTGAAGCTATTCATCCAGGAAGTGTTCGTGATTGTAGAGAATTCTATAAGAAGTACGAAAATGTAGATGGGTTTGAGATCTACGGTAATGAGAGGTATATCTATCAGTATATCTCTGATAACTATCCGGAAGAGGAAGTGAAGTTTGATACTAAACAAATCAAACTGGTCACTATTGATATTGAGGTTGCATCAGAATATGGATTCCCAGATGTAGAATCTTGCTCGGAGGAAATTCTTGCAATTACAATGCAGAACTATGCCACAAAGGAGATTACCACCTGGGGAGTAAAACCATTTGATAATAAGCAAAAGAATGTTACATATCATTACAGACCAACAGAACGAGAACTTCTGGGGTCTTTTCTTCATGAGTGGACATCTGATATTCCAGATGTTGTAACTGGATGGAATATTCAAATGTATGATATTCCATACATTTGTCGAAGGATGGAAAGGGTGCTTGGCAAGAAGACTATGGAGACATTCTCTCCTTGGGGTCTGGTGTCTGAGAAGGAGATTTATATTCAGGGCAGAAAGAATTGTATCTATGATATCGGTGGTATAACTCAACTTGATTATCTTGACCTTTATAAGAAGTTTACTTACAAAGCACAGGAATCGTATCGTCTTGATTATATTGCAGAAGTTGAACTTGGGCAGAAGAAACTAGATCACTCAGAGTTTGATACATTTAAAGATTTTTATACTCATGGGTGGCAGAAGTATATTGAATATAATATTGTTGACGTAGAACTTGTTGACCGCCTGGAAGACAAGATGAAATTGATTGAACTTGCAATCACCATGGCATATACTGCCAAAGTCAACTATATCGATGTGTTCTATCAGGTAAGAATGTGGGACAATATCATTTATAATTATTTGAAAAAGAGGAATATTGTTATTCCCCCTAATAATTCATCAGAAAAGAGTGAGAAGTATGCTGGTGCATATGTTAAAGAACCGATTCCTGGCAAGTATGATTGGGTTGTTAGTTTTGACTTGAACTCGCTGTATCCCCACTTGATCATGCAGTACAATATCTCACCAGAGACATTGCTTGAGGAGAAACATCCTACAGTATCTGTGGATCGTATTTTGAATGAGGACATTACTTTTGAGATGTATAAGGACTATGCAGTATGTGCTAATGGTGCAATGTATCGTAAAGATGTTCGTGGGTTCTTGCCTGAATTGATGGAGAAGATGTATGGAGACCGTGTTATCTTCAAGAAGAAAATGCTTGCAGCCAAACAGCAGTATGAGAAGACGCCTACTGTTGCACTTGAGAAAGAAATCTCTCGATGCAACAACATTCAAATGGCGAAGAAGATTTCTCTTAACTCTGCTTATGGTGCTATTGGTAATCAATACTTCAGGTATTACAAATTAGCAAATGCAGAAGCAATTACTTTATCTGGGCAGGTAAGTATCCGCTGGATTGAGAATAAGATGAACGCATACCTAAATAAATTGTTACAAACAAAAGAAGAGGATTATGTCATCGCATCAGATACTGATTCGATATATCTTAATCTTGGACCTCTTGTTGATAAATTTCTTGCTAATAGGTCTGGCGACAAAGCAAAAGTTGTGGACTTACTTGATATGGTCTGCCGTGATAAACTGGAACCGTATATCGACAAGTGTTACGAGGAACTTTCGGACTATGTGTCGGCGTATGACCAGAAAATGCAAATGAAGCGGGAAAATATTGCTGATCGTGGTATTTGGACTGCTAAGAAACGATACATTCTAAACGTATGGGATAGTGAGGGGGTTCGTTATGAAGAACCCAAACTCAAGATGATGGGCATTGAGGCTGTGAAGTCCTCTACACCAGCACCTTGTCGTAAGATGATTAAGGATGCCCTCAAGTTGATGATGAGCGGCACCGAAGATGAGGTGATTGACTTTATTGAGAGTAGTCGTAAAGATTTTAAAAAACTCCCACCAGAGCAAATTTCATTCCCAAGATCCGTATCTGATGTTGTGAAATATAAATCAGTATCAGATATCTACACAAAGGGAACTCCTATTCATGTTCGTGGAGCACTCCTATTCAATCATTATATAAAAGAAAATAAGTTGGATAACAAATACTCTCTAATTCAGAATGGTGAGAAGATTAAGTTTTGCTACTTAAAGACACCAAATATCCTCAGAGAAAATGTTATTTCATTTATTCAAGATTTCCCAAAGGAACTTGGTATTGACAAGTATGTTGATTATGACTTACAATTTGAGAAGTCTTTTTTGGAACCCTTAAAAATCATCCTAGATTCTATAGGATGGAAAGTTGAAAAAACTGTAAATCTAGATTCATTCTTTGTTTGATGAATCCCAAAACCCACATTATATTTTTGAGGTAAAGTAATGGATTTTTTACAAGAAATTGTTAAGGAGGTCGGTAATGAGTACACAAAACTTGCATCCGATATTGAAGAAACTGAAGAATTCGTTGACACTGGTTCGTATATTTTTAATGGACTTGTTTCAGGTTCCATTTTTGGTGGCGTATCTGGTAATAAGATTACTGCCATCGCTGGTGAGTCTAGTACTGGAAAAACTTTTTTCTCTCTTGCTGTCGTCAAGAATTTCCTTGATTCTAACCCTGATGGTTATTGCTTATATTTTGACACTGAAGCCGCTGTTAACAAGTCTCTTCTCGCAGATAGGGGCTTAGACTTAAATCGGGTCGTGGTCTCTAATGTTGTGACAGTTGAGCAGTTCAGAAGTCAAGCGTTGAGAGCAGTTGATATGTATCTTAAAAAACCTGAGGATGAGCGCAAACCTGTTATGTTTGTGCTAGACTCCTTAGGAATGCTCTCTACAGAAAAGGAAATTAAAGATGCTATTGATGATAAGCAGGTTAGAGACATGACCAAATCTCAGCTTATTAAAGGTGCATTCCGCATGTTGACTCTTAAATTGGGTCAGGCAAGAATTCCTTTAATTGTTACAAATCACACCTATGATGTAATTGGATCTTATGTTCCTACAAAAGAAATGGGAGGAGGCAGTGGACTTAAGTATGCTTCTTCTACAATAATTTATCTCAGCAAGAAAAAAGAAAAGGATGGAACAGAAGTCATTGGAAATCTCATCAAGGCAAAGACTCATAAGTCGCGTTTGAGCAAGGAGAACAAAGATGTTACGGTGCGCTTGTATTACGATGAGCGTGGTCTTGATCGATATTATGGTCTTCTTGAACTTGGTGAGATTGGCGGACTTTGGAAAAACGTTGCTGGTCGATATGAGATAGATGGCAAGAAGGTCTATGCAAAAGCAATTTACAAAGACCCAGAACTATATTTCACTCCAGGGGTGATGGACCAACTCGAACAAATTGCAAAGAGGGAATTCAGTTATGGACAAAATTGAGGTTCTAATTCTTAGAAACCTATTATATAATGAAAAGTATTTAAGAAAGGTAATTCCTTTCATCAAACCAGATTACTTCGAAGATCCAAACCAAAAAGTTGTCTATGAAGAAATCTTCAATTATGTCAATCAGTATAATTCCCTGAGTACAAAGGAAGTTCTTTGTATTGAGGCAGAAAAGCGTACTGATATCAACGACACCTCGTTTAAAGAGGTGACAAAACTTATCAGCTACTTGGAGGATGAACCAACAGATTATGATTGGCTAATTGATACTACAGAAAAGTGGTGTCGGGATCGTGCTATATATCTTGCACTTATGGAATCAATTGCTCTCGCTGATGGAAGTGATGAGCAGAAAGGTAGAGATGCTATTCCTGGTATCCTATCTGATGCCTTAGCAGTGTCATTTGATTCCAATATTGGTCACGATTATTTAAACGATTATGAAGAGCGATTTAAGTTTTATACCCAGAAGGAAGACCGAATCCCATTCGACTTGGAATATTTTAACAGAATTACACAGGGTGGTTTGGTTAACAAGAGTCTCAACGTCGCTCTTGCTGGTACAGGCGTCGGTAAGTCTTTGTTCATGTGCCACGTTGCTTCTTCAGTCCTCCTTCAAGGAAGTAACGTTCTCTACATTACGCTTGAGATGGCTGAAGAAAAGATTGCAGAGAGAATTGATGCTAACCTCCTCAATGTACCCATTCAAGAAATCTCAAAATTGCCAAAAGTAATGTTTGAGAATAAGGTAACTAAGATAGCAGAAAAAACACAAGGAACCCTTATAATTAAAGAGTATCCTACTGCTAGTGCCCACAGTGGACATTTTAAGGCACTTCTTAACGAACTTGCACTTAAGAAGTCATTTAGACCTGATATTATTTTCATTGATTACCTTAATATATGTGCTTCCAGCAGGTATCGCTCAAACGGCAATGTCAATTCATATTCTTATATTAAGTCAGTTGCAGAAGAGCTTAGAGGACTGGCTGTTGAAGCAAACGTCCCTATCGTTTCTGCCACGCAGACCACTCGTTCTGGCTATGGTAGCTCTGATGTTGACATTACTGACACTAGCGAGTCCTTTGGTCTCCCTGCTACTGCTGATCTTATGTTTGCCCTTATTTCTTCAGATGAGCTTGAGGGGCTCGGACAAATTATGGTGAAGCAGCTGAAGAATCGATATAACGATGTTAACTTCTTCAAGAGATTTGTAATTGGTATTGATCGTGCAAAGATGAGATTGTATGATTGTGAGCAGAGTGCTCAGGAAGATATACTTGACAAAGGAGAAGAAGAAGAGTATAGTTACGAAGAGTCCACAATCAAGAAATCATTTGAGGGGTTCAAATTTTAATGACTATTTCAATCAATAAAGAAGATATGTCTCATAAAGTTGATACTAATAGGTATCTAAATTTTGTTGATGGTGTGACCAGTCAACCATCTAAAGACACTGAAGCAATGCTCTATCGTCTTCAGGAACTCTCTGGTAATGGAGCACAACCAGAACGCTTAATGACCGCTGCTGTTGGTTTATGTG